TGGCCTACCCGGGAGCGAATCGGTTCAGCCGTTGCCTAGGGGAGCGAATCCTAGGACTTCGTGGCGCTTTCGGGAGCGAATCTACTCACGCCTTTCCGTACCATCGCGGTAGGGAAATTAGATTGTGATACCCATTGCTTTGGCTTTGTAACCAAGAGCAACGATCTCACGACTTGCCTGGCCCAACTCGTACTCAGTGACGCGAACGCCATTACCTGCTGTACGGGTCTTGCTGTAGACTGCGTAACCATTTGAACGGATACGGCTTGCTTCAGCAGCCAAATTCTTTACACCAAAACGCTTGGTGGCTTCTGCTTGGGTCAACTTTTCACCAGCCTTGAGTGCTGTGAAAATCTTGAATGTCTTTGTGTCCTTAGAAAAAGTGTATTTCATTTTATGTCCTCTGTTAGTTTTGCTGATGTTCTGTCAGCGTGATACTATTGTAACACTGTGCCCAACAAAGGTCAACGTGCAATTTTGCCAATCAATGCTTCTGCTTGCTCAAAACGATCCATGACACTGAGTTCGGCTTCGATTCGGAGAGCCAGAGCCTCTTCTTTCAATTCCAGAGCAGCCATAGCCAAGAGTTCGTGGGCATAGTCGATGTCATCTTGATCTACTACACTCATCCACTCTGCGATCACTTTGGGCGATGCTGTGAGCAGGAAGTTCAGGTTCTGTCTGTCATGTTCGTTCATTTTGAGTCCTATATACAGCGGGGTCTTAGGAATTTACAGTCTCAAACGGGCTGAGTTCTTCAGCGATACGTTTGAACACTGCCTCGCTGGCCTTGTTGTCAACGTCCTGCCACTCTGCATCCTCGTCCACGAGTACTCCGTCCTCATCGTACATAGGGTCTTCGTTTAGTTTCCAAAAGTTATTCATCAAATGTTACCTCCGGTAGATATGCTTGTAAAACCTTTTCAGGCAAGTGCGCCAACAGTTCATAGATTGCTGTGACGTCCTCGCTGTCCAAATCCTTACGGATCTGCTCAATGACTTGATCAATCAGTACTTCGTTCATTAGTAGCACTCCTCTTCACGGATCTTCTGCTCAGTGGCCACAGCCTCAGCAAGGGTGACCCACTTGCCCTCAGTAGCATAGAAGCGCACGAACCAAACGGGCTTGCCCTCTACTTGACGCAGGATGTAGTCGTACTCTTCTTGCTGGCAGTCAGCAAAGTACTCGTCTACGTTCATGTAGCGGCGCACACAGAACTCCTCGTCGCGGCTAAAGTGATAAGCACCTTCCTTAGTGTCCTCAACTGTTTCGCGCAGGCTTGAGAAGTCACCCAAGTCCACAAGGTCACGCACTTTGAACGGGTCCATGTAGTGCTCAGCGAGGATAGCGCCGTTGTTGTCGAGGTAACCGTCCCAGTGACAGTAGACCTGCGACACGCTGTTGTCTGCGAATTCAATTGCGATAGTGCTACGAGTTGCCATTTAGTTTCGCTCCTAAGTTGCTGTTGATGTGTGTATTATAGCGCAGTTTGGGTTGGCTGTCAACCAATAACCCTTCAGGCTACCAGGTTAAATTTAGCGTCCCAAGCGTCCAAAAACGCTTTGCCCACGTCCAGCGACACATAGTTGTCGCCCTGCATACCCTGCTCTGAGTACTCAACGTCTGCACCCACAAGGCCCTGCTTGTCGCAAAACTCACGCAGGTCTGACAAAAACTGTTTGTCAGTGTAGATTAGACCGTCAACATTGACGTCCCAAAACTTAGTGTCAAAGAACACACGCAGTTCACCGAAGTCACCCTCGTCGTTGACGTAGGCCACTCGCATATTAGTGATGAGCACGGGCTTGGCAACGTTGGACCAATAGCCCTTGCCGTTTGTGCTGAAGATTGTTTGTTTCATTGTTTCGCTCCAATGTTTGCTGTTGATGTGTGTATTATAACGCTTTTTGAATACCCTGTCAACCTATAAGGACAACGGGCTTGCCCTTGCACTCTTCGGCGCTGTCCTCGTCATCGTAGTCTACTTCAATGACCCGGTCCATGCGATGGTATTCGCTGTAGCCCACAATGCCCATATCAACATAGCCAACCTTGGGTGCTACCTGGGTACGCCAGTGGTCGCCGTAATTGTATTGGAAGTGGACTTCCAACTCAGGGTCCATGCCCTCTAGGCACTCGATGAGGTCTCGTACATTCATTAGGTTCGCTCCTATTTGTTTACTGTAGCCTTAATTATACTGCCAAACTTCAACCTTGTCAACCTGGGCAGTAACAATACCCGCACGATGTGTAAGGAATACTTTAGTACTATCTGTACCACCCTCCACTAGGAAGACAGCCATGTAGACGAATTGTCCACCATTGCTGATGCCCAGGAACTTGCAGGAACTGAATGCAGGGCCTGTATAGCCCGACTCGCGAGCCATGCTGTTGAGTTCAGGAGCACGATAACTGATAAGGGTTTGTAGACGCTCTGGTGTAATCATACAGCCTCCTTGAAAAACACAATCAATACCCGATCATTTTGCTCAAGTACCGCATACTCTGGGTCGCTGTGGTCAGTGTTGGGATTTGACAACACTTTCTTGGCAATGATCTTGACACTACGCTCGTTGACGCTGTCTGACACATCGTAGCCCGGATTGTCTTCTACTGCACCGTGGGCGGTGTAACTGTACTTGCCCGAGCACCCGCAATGGCAACGATTAGCCTTGCCCGAGTAAACTTTAGTAATACCGCCGATGTTCACTGACATATCTCGCTCCTGTTTGTTTACTGTAGCCTATAGTATAGCACCAAGTCGCCACCCTGTCAACCGGTAGCGACCGGTGTGTTGCGTTTATGCAACAATCTCTAGCATATTAGCAGGAACACGCCACTGGCCTGTAGGAGTGCTCACAGTGGCATACTTCTGAGCCATCTTGGTCACAGTACCCTCAAAGGTCTGCCCACGTTTGGCGCTGGTGAAGCGAACCTTAGTGCCTGCACGGACCTGGAACTTCACAGTCTGCGCCAGTCTAGTACGAGCGAACTTGACTGCGTCTATAATAGCATTGAGTTCGTCGTTGGTCCAAGTACCTGTAACGATTGCGGTGTTAATTGCTTTGACATCCATCTTACGCTCCTTTTCACAGTTGATGAATCAATTATAGCACCGGTCACTACCGGTTGTCAACCTTAATTCCGTTGTTTTTTTGTAACACGCACCCGTGCTCGTTTGGGCTTGAACTCCTGCTCCACATAGTGTTGAACAAGGCTTCGCTGGATCATTGTAACCAAATTGCCATGATCATCGGGCACTACGAAGCGGAACGGACAGCGTCCCCACGTACCATTCTTCACGAATTCATAGTAGAACTCGCGATGATCCTCGTTCCCAGGGTCAAAGACCACATAGGGCCGGCCATGCAATTCAAGTAGACTCATCAGTCAATCTCCGGAAAGACACTGCGAACATGCTCACGGGCAAGGGCCAGTTCTGCAGGATTAATTGATAATGGGACATTCTGTAAAGCCGTGTCCCGCCCGTAGGATTGAATGTTGGCGCGAGCCAGTGCAAAGATCTCACGCTTGTTCGCACCCGTGATGATGGCCACAGGGTCAGGCTCATGCTTGACCATATCCAATGCATAATGGGTTAGACTGTCAACATCCACAGCCACCTCCATTTTCATAGTGATTCTGCGAACACCGTCAGGGTGTTGAACGGATTTCATTACTCGTCCCTAGACTCTAAGAGCCCCAAGACTTCGCCATAGGCCTCAGCCATGTCCTTGGCTTGCCCATAACTACCAGCACGGATCCACACTTCGCTGAGAAAACCCCTGGGGGTCTTCACGCGAATCAGATAGTTTGTATAGGTTGAACTCATATTATACCTCGTAGAATGTAACGTTAGGGTCAAAGGCCTTGAGTTCCTTTGCTACCTTCATCAGGCTATTGTAACGAGCCTGGACTTGACTACGCGACAGTTCGCCATCGCAGGTAAGGTTCTCTGGGCTGAGTTCTGCATCGATAGCATTGGCCAAAGCCTGGCGGTCTTCTGCACTCTTGAGGCTGTATTGCTTACTGCCAAAGATCTTAGCCCAAGAATTCTTTGCTTCTACATACGCTTTGAGATTCTGCATTCCTTGCTCCTTTTTGTTTAACTTAGCCTATAGTATAGCACCGGTAGGTACCGGTTGTCAACCATTAGTCCAATAAAACCATGTAGGCTTCAGGGTTATTGTCCATGAAGTAGTCAATGCCCTTGCGGACACCCTCATAGTCTCCCATGAGTTCACAGCCCTTGAGGTAGTCGTAGACAGCCACTTCTTCGGGCGTAAGTGTATAGGACTCACCGCTGAATGGGTTCTTCACAGCCACAGGCTCTTTGTCGTAGATGGCAATGCCTGGGAAAGTTTCAAAAATAGTCGTCATTTACATACTCCAATAGGATTCAGAACTGGGTGAACAATAGTAGGGCGTATCGTAGCGTTCACGGAACTCTGCTCCGCCCATTAGGTTCCGGCGGGTCACATAAGTCTCGTGGATCTCGCGAATGTACCCTGGGCGAACTGGGTTGGCTCGCTCTACTGCCTCTAGGGTCATGTCAGTGAAGTCTGTCTTCGAAACCAACTTCATGCCCTCTCGGCATCGCTTGTCTAGTTTATAAAATTCTACAGTGTATTCCATACATCGCTCCTTTCACTATGAATATAGTATAACACCGGTCACTACCGGTTGTCAACCAAAGTCCTTTCAAACTGCCTGGATATTGATAGTACGGCGCACGAAGCCAGTGGTGTCCTTTTTGGCACGACCCTTGGCTTTCAACCCAGCGATAACACCTACGGGATCCAAAAAGCGCAGGTCAGTGTCATCAGCATTAATAACAGGGCGACCCATGTAAGTCTCGGGCAGTTTATCAAACACCGCGGCAACATTCATGCCCGCACTCACAGCCCGAGCCACATCGCTGTCGTTACCATCAGCGGCGCTGAATGTGAGATGGTAGTTAGGATATTGTGCTGTCTTACGACCCAAGACCTTAGTGTAGTCATAGAACTGTACTGTAGGGAACAATTCAAAGAGATTCATGTCTGTGGTGCCCACAGTATACTTCTCCCAAGCAAGATCCGAAGTACCGTTCAAGCGGAACACGGGGGTCAAGCCCAAACGCTCTGCCTGCTTGATGCCTTTGCGGATGTCGTGATAGAGATCCTTCATGAACTGGTCGCGATTCTCAAAGAACTCTCGAGTCTTACGAATGCGAGCCTGCTGAATCATATTGGTGTTCTCACCCTTCTTGAACATACCACCACGCCCAGCGGTGTTAAGGCATGCCTCTGTACAGCCAGCGGTGCGCTTAGGGCAAGTCTCCTTACCACTGAGTGTAGCAGGCGCAAGGTGCAGAATAAAGGACAGATAGCCCAGTTTCGCACCCTTTTGGATCTTAGGATTGGCAGTACTTAAAAGTTTCATTTTCGCTCCTGTTTTTTAACTATCTAGCCTATAGTATAACACCGGTCGCTACCGATGTCAACCAATACCCATTCACATATACTGGTCATTAAGTGAGGGTTCGCAGATCTTCACTAGTTCACGCTCATATGCATAGGCCTCAGCCCTGCCACGAATTACAGTGATGACCTCATGCTCCCAATCAGTCCATGCTCCTGCCTTGATATAGCGATACAATTGCCAGTCTCTATCCTCGTGTCTAGCCCTGGAAATATGCTTACGCCAACGTTCTTTTACGGCTTTCGCTACTGTAAGAGATCCCTTACGGGTCAAGCCAATGTACTCCATGCCCATATGTCTAGCGACATATATGACAAAGTTAGAGTCTCTACGGGCAGTTCTTTTCGTCTTCATGTCATT